CGACCCGACGAAGCTGCGCCAGAAAACCGATCAGCTTACCAACGCACCGCGCACCAAGCACGACGGCACGCCGCTCATGACGTGCGACTTCGGCGTGGCGTATAGCAAGGCCGACCCCGCGACCGCCGCGTTCATGGCGCTGCTCCGCGCGGCCGACAAAGCGGCATTCCCGCAGTTCCACGATGCGGCGGGCAATCCGACGCTGCCGACGTTCGCCGACAAGATCACCGACGGCGACTCGCAGGTGCCGAACAAGAAGGGCAAGAAGCCATGCGAGCGTGACGGCTATGCAGGCCACTGGGTCGTCAGCTACAGCCGCGCAACCGGCGACACGCCGCCGCTCAAGCGTCACGACGGAACGCGCTGGGTCGATATGGACCCCGCCGGCCTCGACTGCGGCGACTATGTGATTATCGGCGGTTCGACCACAAGCAACGACAGCGCACAGTCGCCCGGCATGTACCGCAACGTCGATATGGTCGGCTTTGTCGGCAAGGGTCAGCGCATCGTCACCGGGCGCGATGCGGACGAGGCACTCGGCGCGGCACCGCCCGCCCTGCCCGCTGGCGCAACGGCCACACCGCAGGCGCCCGCCGACGCACCGTTGCCCAGCGCACCTCCCGCGCCCTATGACGCGCACCTGCCGCCGCCTCCGGGTGCCGGGCCGGTGATGACCGCCAAGGCGAACGGCGCTCCCTACGAGGCATTCATCGCCAAGGGCTGGACCGAAGAAACGCTGCGGGCGCAGGGCTTTATTCAATAGCAGGGGACGGCGGGGGCTAATAACCCCCGTCGCTTTTTCGAGATGACACATACGCCCGGGCCGTGGCGCTACGAGCCGCTTGTCAATGGAGAAGGCGAACTTCTTCACGACTATATCGTTGATTCCGAAGGCCGCATCTTAGCCGATGTGATCGACCCGAAAGACGGACCGGTGATTGCTGAAGCGCCCAAATTGCTGCAATATCTCGAAACCGCACTGGCGATTATCGAAATGAGCAACGGCCTTTGGATGGGAGCGGACGCAGCACGCGCTACGATTGCGAGGGCTCGTGCGCCCCGGTGACTGGGCCCTATGGCGCAGATACTGCAAGCGCCACAACCCCGCCGCCTACGGGCGCGCACCGCTGAGTCCAGCCGCACGGCCGACGCGGGTTGCACAACTGTTCAGCGTGGTCGGTGAGGCGGGTTGGCGATATTATGCGTTCGATACACGTGAGCAATTATATGCGTTCCTGGCGGGTGTGCCGGGGGCTATGGAGGCGAGTGGATATGAGCGGCGATAACGGCCCGTATTACGACGTAACGCTGCCGGACGGGCGCACCGTGTCGTGCAACGATGTGATCGACGCGCTGGGCATGTCGTTCAACCGCGGCGAGGCGTTCAAGGCGCTCTGGCGGATGGGTCGCAAGCCCGGAACGCCCGCGCTCTATGATGCCGAGAAGGTCGGCTATTACGGCGCCCGCGAACTGGAACGGTTGCGCCGCGATGAGCCGGTTTTGCCGTTGGGCGCCGATGACGACGTGCCGTTCTGATGCTGCAACATGACGTGGAAGCGTACAGCGAGGCAGGCTACTGTCTCGACCAGTCGACCGGCAAGCACCGACCGCCACACGGCGCACCCGCCGGCAAGAAAGGCCTCCCGGTCGTCGGCGCGAACGTCTATTGGGAGCACCCCAGCGCCGAGGTGCTCGTCATGCGCTACCGATGGACCCATTGGCCCGCGGGCGTAACCGAGCGGTGGCTACCCGGCGAACCCTGCCCGCCCGCCATACGCGACTGGGTGCTGCAAGGCGGCGCGATCGAAGCGCATAATAATATGTTCGAACGGCTGGCGTGGCATCACGTGCTGACTCCGCAACACGGCTTCCCCGAGCCGCGCCCCGAACAATGGCACTGTAGCGCCGCAACGGCCCGCGTGAACGCGCTGCCGGGCGGTCTGGAGCGACTGGGCGAGGCGTTGGGGCTCGACACGCGGAAGGATGCGGAGGGGAAGCGCCTGATGCGGAAATTCTCCATGCCGCGCGACCGCACCAAGCTGGATCAGCGCACGCGCATCTTGCCGTCGGAGGAGCCGGTCGAGTTCGCCGCTTACGATCAGTACTGCGCGACCGACGTGCTCGTGGAGGCCGAGGCGATGAGTCGCATGGCGCCGATGACGCCCGACGAACGGCGGTTCTGGCTGATCGACCAGGAGATAAACTGGCGCGGTATCGCTATCGACCGCGCGGGTGTGCGCGATTGTATCGCTGTGCTGGATGAGGCGCTTGAGCGGTATGGGGCGGAATGTCGGGCTATAACCGGCGGGCTGGGTCCGTCGCAGGTTACGGCGCTGTTGGGGTGGATCAATGGGCGGTTGGCTAGCGTGCCACGCGTGCCGACTCCGCTCGAATATGAATTAGATGATGAAGTTCCATATTGACGCGCCCGTCAACATGGCATATCATTCGGTATTGAAGGAGATATTGAGATGAAAAGGACCCTCGCACAATTCGAGCGAATGGCCGCAGAGTGCACTAGCCGGAGTGATTTTTCCCGAAAATATCCGGCTGCATATTACGCGGCCCTCCGTGAAGGGATAATGGACGGGCTGTTCGTCCCGCAAGACCTCGATACGTGGAGGCATCGGTTGGGGCAAATAGCCGAGAAAAGTTTATCTTATAAAACCTTGCGAGGTTTCAAAAAGGGGGCCTACGCGCATTATCGAGCGGCGCGGGTTATGGGTATGCTTGATCGGCTTTGCCCCCATTTACAGCGCGATCGGCCGAGATGGGATGCGGATGAGCTTCGCCAAATAGCGTCCGGCTATGAGAAACGGTCCCATTTCTACCGAGGGGCTAGCGGCGCCCATGGCGCAGCCCGCAAACTCGGCATGCTCGACGAATTGTTTCCAAAGCGATAAGGATAAATCGAGATGAGGACCCAAGTTTCGGATAAAGATGCAATCGACTTCGCCATTCAACCCGCTCTTTGCGAAGATGCGGCCGTTTTTCTGAAAGATTATCGCTCGGGAAGAGCGACCAAACATTGGCCTGAATTTTACGAATGGGCCGCTGGGCGAGACCGGCTAGGCCCGATAGAGTCTCGCACTTTTTGGACGACCGCAAGCCTGTCGGAGTTCAAAGGGGACCGCGTGTCGGCGAAGGTGCAATTAACTTTGAAAAACCTAGGAATAGAAAACTCCACTGAGCTAAGCGCCCTGACGTGGAGAGACGTTCGCGAATCCCGCGAATTTGGCCGACGGAGCGAAGCGCGGCTGCGTGAACTCTGCGCATGACCATACGCTCCCTAGACGCCGACGCGGTAGCCGACGCGCTACGCCGCACCGACCTGCCCGACGATGTGCGCCGTGTGCTAGAGATACGAGCCGCCTCGGGCAGTGCGAGCGTCAAGAAGCTGTTCGCCATCGAAAACCAAACGTGCCGCGATGACCGATTGCGCGACCTGATTAAGCACCACGGCGCGCGCACCGGACGGCCCACGGGCTCGGGTCCGCAGCCGTTGAATCTCCCAAAAGCTGGCCCAAAACTAGCCACGTGCGACACGTGCGCCAAGCCCTACGCGCCGAAGCATCCCGTTTGCCCGTGGTGCGGTGCGCCCGCGCATCCCGCGCCGCGCTTGGCGTGGAAGCCCGAGATGGTCGACCATGTGCTGGAGGTGATGTCCACGCGGTCGCTCGATGCGGTCGAGTGGTTTTTCGGCGACGCGCTGCTCAGCATATCGGGCTGCATCCGCGGGGTGTTCGTCGCTGGGCCGGGCAAGTCGCTTATCGCGTCGGACTACTCAGCTATCGAGGCCGTGGTCGCGGCGTGCGGCGCGGGCGAGCAGTGGCGCATTGACACGTTCAACGCCCAGCGCGACATCTATCTAATGTCGGCCAGCGCGATCACCGGCGTACCATATGAGACATATATCGCATACGCCGAGTCGCACGGTGAGAACCACCCCGACCGGCAGCGCGTCGGCAAGATTGCGGAACTCGCGCTAGGTTTCATGGGGTGGATAGGAGCGTGGCGCGCGTTCGACCCCGAGAGCGACAGCAAGAGCGACGACGACATCAAATCGATCATCGTGAAGTGGCGTGCCGCCTCGCCGCGCATCGTTGCGCTGGCGGGCGGGCAGTCGATCAACTGGCAACCGGAACTGCACGGTATCGAAGGTGCGGCGATCGAAGCAATCCAGACGCCGGGCCGCGTCACCACACCGCGCGCGCCGAGCGGCATGGCGCCCTTCCCGGTGCGTATCGAGTTCCAGGTTCGGCCGTTCGGCACAACCGGACGCCCCGCGCTGTTCATGCGCCTCCCGTCGGGCCGAGAGTTGACATATCACGAGCCGCGCTTGAGCGACTCGGGCCGCTCGTGGGCGCCGATACGCATCTCGTATAAGACGGAAAACACCAATCCCAAATACGGCCCCATCGGTTGGGTCGAGATGGACACATATTCGGGACGGCTCTGGGAGAACTGGGTGCAGGCCGTCGCCCACGACATCCAGCGCCACGGTATCGAACTGTGCCGCGCGGCGGGCTATGACATGGTGCTCGGCGTGTACGATGAGGACGTGTTCGAAGTGCCGGAAGGCTTCGGCAGCGTGGAGGAAGTGGAGCGCTTGATGGGCACGATGCCGCCGTGGGCCGCCGGTTGGCCGATCCGCGCGGCTGGCGGGTGGAGAGGCCGCCGGTACAGAAAAGGATAATTTAGCTATTGACGCACTCGTCAATGTGGGGCATATGAGTCGCATAGAGAGAAACAAACGGAGCGAACGAGATGACTTACGAAAAATTCCAAGCCGCCGTCGAAACGATGATCGCAAATCTTACTGCGTTGAAAAGCGCTAATCCCGAAGTCGGCGGTTGGGCTCTGCGATACCACGATGTTTCGCTCGACGTTTGCGAGTGTGCTGCTGAAATCGGCGGTTTCGATCTCACCTTCGCAAAACTTTTTAACCGCGAATTTCGCGATGCGGCGGTTGGTATGATGCTCGGGAGGGCCGTGGCATGACCATCAAATGGGGCGACCCGATCGAATGCAACGGCGTGCGGCCTGATTGGCTGCGGGATGATGAGCCGATCGTGGTTGAGTGGCGCGGTGGAATCCGCTCGGTGCCTAACGCTTGGACGGCGCGGTCAATCGATGCCGAGGAGCGTTCACATAGCTGGTCCGCTGTCGGCGGCGTATTGCTCCCCGCCGACCACCCGGCATATGTCGCACTGGCGCGCGGCTTCACACCGTGGAGCGGTGGCGAGAGCGCGCCGGATGATTGGGACGCCACGCAGCCGGTATTATTTCGCGATCGACTTGCCCACACTGGCGCCGCGTGGCATTGGGGCCATTGCGATACGCCGCACCCCCGCGACATCATCGGCTACCGCAAGCGCAACATCGAGCCGCGCCTAGCGCGTATCGAGGTCGAAGGGTCCGCGCCGGTTGAGGGCGTGTTTATCAAACAACTAAGCCGCGAGGAGGTACTCGAATTGTGGCGCAAGGAATCAACCGATGCACTCGCTTCGGCGACCACTGTTGCGGAGCGAGTCGTTCTCATGATGCGCGGGCTTGGTTTGGTCCGTCGCGATGAGACCCTAGCCGAACGCTTTACGCGCGAAACGGGCCACGAAGTGACGGAAGCCGTTGAGGCGGCGCTAAATTGGAAGGGAGAATAGCATGAACACGCTTATGATCGTTTTGGGTTCCGCATCGGCGGGTTGTTTTATCGGCGTTATCATTGCATCGGTGTTGCGCGCTGGGGGCAACTCGGACACGCTCGATGCCCACGACCGCTGCGCCGATGCGCTCGCCACACTCCGAGCGCGCGTCGATAGCGCTCTAGCCGCCGAGACGCCAAGCGCCGCGCCCGCAGCCAAACGCATCTGCCGCATCTTGCGGGGCGAAGAATAATGGCCGGCTGCGCCCCGATGCTCGCGCTGGGGTTCCTCGGCTTCCTGCTCGCCGGCCCGCTGGGGTTGATCGTCGGCGTTATCGCTGGCGGGTTCGCGGGAGTGATTGGGAACGGGCAGGCTAAGCCGTGAGATGGCCGACCGAGAGCGCATCGATTGGGATAACCTAGAGCCCCTGCCGCGTAAGAAGCGAAAGGCTGGCGCCACCCGCGAGGATTTGGCCGAGCGGCGCTTCAACGTCCAGAAAGCGAAGCACAAGGGCCGCAATCACATCACAAACCAAAAGCGGCGCCAAATCGAACGCGAGAGACAAGCCGAGCGTGATATTGCGCGCGGCAAATCGCTGGCGAAGTTTCGTGAATACAAAGCCAAGGTGCGGCTGTTTTGGCTCGGCCTACTGGAGGACCACCCATGACCGCGAGGGCTACTGGGCGCAGAGGCGACGCAACACCGCGTTATGCTCGATCAAACCGCGCACGGTCTCGTCAGTGTCGAACTGGTTGCCCGCGTCGTCCACCCCCGGCGCGGGCGCCACACTGTAGCGCACTTCGCGGTCATTCAGGCAGAAATCGCTCACAGTTCGCAGCGTTTCGGGCTGACCGCACGCACTCATCGTAAGCAGCACGGCTGCGCTCATCACGAACATCGGCGCGCGTGTCGTTAGCAGTTTGGACATTTTCAATCACCTTTCCTTGGGCTTCGACCCGTTCGGCGGTGACGCCCGCCTTCACGCCATCAATGCGGGCATCTTCGACCGTATCGTTGAACCACCAAACCGCGCCGCCGATGATGGCAGCGGCGATCAGCGCGACAATTCCCCACGCTGCAAGCTTGGCGAAGCGTTCGCCGACAATGCGGGTTGCGAGCGGCAGGATCAGGCCGAGCATTTCCACGATCCCGAGCTTTGCGATTTCAGCCACCGGAAGCGGCAGAACGCGTATGTGATGAACGCCGTATCAGCGAGGGCGAAGTGCCAGCTTACCGGCGTGTCGGCGAGCGCATGGGCGAGCAGCGCCGGGGACAGAAGCGCCAGCCCCAGCCCCAGCAGCCATTCGCACCAGCCATGCCAGCGACCCCGCAGGGTGATGACGCGCGGCATCGATCGGTGCCACGTCAGCAGCGCCATTGCCCCCGACGCGGCGGCAAGGATGAAGTGAATAAAGGCGTTCATGTGCCATCTCCAGGCTTCCAGCCCCCAGGCAGATTTCCGAGACGATCCTTGAGCCCTCCCCCGAATGCGACGAACCCTTCCGCCAGCGATTGCGACAGACCTCCCGAGATAGCCATTTGCGCCTGCAGACCGAGCGAACCCCACAGCCAGACATTGGCCGTCGCTTCGTGAACCCCAGCCGCGAGGATGGCGAAGAACGCCCCGGCGAACAGCGACAGGGCGATACCCTTGCGCGTCTCCGCTCCCCGGAACGATCGCACCGCATAGGCGGCGCCAAGGGCAAGCAGCATCCCGCCGGTGAAAGCCGGGACGGGCGCCGCCACCCCGAGCGCGAGCAGGATTGCCGCGATGATGCCATTGATTTCCTGCCCCGTCACGCCCAGCCCCCTGCGATGATGCCGTCTTGAATATGCAGAGCGTAGCCCGCGATCAGCTCGGCGTGATCTGTACCGTTGATGATGCGGCGCGCCTCGATGAACTGCGGCTCCGTCCCGACCTCGTTCGGCAGATAGTCGGCGAGCTTCCTCGTCGTGTAGGCGCCGTCCTCCATGCCCTTGACCAGCGCGAGCGCGGCGATGTCGGGACGCAGCGCGAGCGAGAAGTCCTTGAGCAGATCGCCCTTGCTGATCAGTCCCTCTTGGGCGGCGGCGGCGTCCAGCCATTCATAGTTATCGACCCACGTCACCTGCACGAGCCCCCGGCCATAGGGTGCATCCCCACCATAGACCGGGCCGATTTGGCCGTTAGATCGCGCGCCGGGCGTCGCGTAGCGCTTGCCGCGTCCTTTGCCGATTTCTTCGACCGGCTCGAACCGCGCTTCGTGCCATGCGGTCGCGAGTCCGTCCGCGAGCCAGCTTGTCGGCCAATGCGCCGCGCTGGCGAGCAGGCCGTTGACGGTATCGACCTGCACCTGGTTGAGGGGGCCAGTCAACTTGCGGAGCGCCGAGAAGAAGGCGCCGGGATCGGCCATCACGCGGGGCTTGCCGCCCATGCCGAGAGCTTTCGCTATCGCGCCGAGCGTCTGCGGGCCGATCTTGCCGTCGGCAGGTACACCGACATGACGCTGGATTTCGGCGAGCGTCGTCATGACATTTTCCCTGCCAGAGTGTGGGGTTCGGATTGGGCGGTCATTCGAGGATATCGCCTTCCTCGACCGTAGGGATCGCGACATCAGCCTGTATAACCCCGAACTCCTCCGCCAGCGCGGCCTTGATGCTCTCGTAATGGTCGCTCATGTCGAGAGTGTTCGGAACGATCACTTCCGCGAAAATTTGCAGCTTCTTCATGTCAGGCTCCTATTGACTCATCGCCACCACGGCGACGCTCGTGTTCACGGTCTGGTTGACTTTGTCGGTTGTCGCGACCTCCACCGTGCCCCCGCCAGCGATCACGCTCTTGATCGTCTCCGTAATCGGCGAAGTGCCCGCGATGCTCGGCCCGTTGATCGTCGTCTGGCAGCGTGGCGCGCGCGGGAACGGGTGCGTGAACGTCACGGCCTGCGTATAAGTCGCCGCACCGCTCCCGCTGACGGTGACGGTCTTTTCGTCGCGCATGTTCTTGAAGGCCGTCCCGGTGGCGATGCTCCATGAGATCGCAGGCCCGGTATCGAGAACGTTGAGGCGGTTGATTTCGACCAGCGGGAAGGCATTGCCAGAGCCGTTCGTCGAGAAGATCAACAAGCGGGTGGTCGCGTGCCCCTTCATGATGTCGAGGCGCAAATCCAGAACGACATCGCTCCGTGCCAGATCGCTCGGACGCCAAGTGATGACGCGGGACGCATTCTCCGCATAGAGCTGCAAATCGATCTTGGTGCGCCCGCCATATCTCGCGGTGGTGACCCCATCGCCCCCGATCTTGCCGAAATCGGGCTGGTGGATTGCGGCGAGCGACGTGGAAAGGTCCGCCCCAATCGTCCGAGCGACACCCGTCACGGTGAAATCGTGACCGTGCATTCCGCTAAAGATCACGGCAGGCTGACCGCCGCGGCCAATGAACTCGCCATGGGCCTCGTTCTTGTTGCCGGCCATGACGACGCCGTTGTAGAAAACGCCGCGGAAGCTGCAATATTCGCAGTTTCCATGGAGGTTCGCACCGGCCAAGCCCGCAGTCGGATGGCTCGCGCCCGTTCCTTCGAAATGGATATCGCGGCTCATTCCGACGAGGCCGCCCGTCGTCAGGCCGCCGCCGACGGTGAAGCCGTTGAAATAGCCATAGGCATCGCCCTTGAGGTTGGCGCCTTGGCAATTCGAGATCACGATTCCGTAATTGTCGGTTCCCGATGCAACCTGTCGCGCCTTCAAATTTTCGCCGAACAGGCCAAAGCAGTTCGTGGTCAGGATAGAGCTCCACTTGCCGCCCTCGCAGCGGAGGCGACCAATGTTGCTGCGGTCAAGGCCGACAAAATTGATGACTTGCCCGATCGTGTCGGGAGCAAGGATGGTCAGCGAAGCGCAACCGTTAGTGAAGCCGTCGCCGCTGCGCTTCCACACTTCGACATCGGCGGCAGGATAAGTATCGCGGCAAGCGCCCTCGACCGCCACCGTGGTTGCATCGACCAGATAGGCGACGCGGAACATCTCGCCCTTGCGATAATATGCACGCGCGCCATTGCCTGCGTAATCGACGGTGCCGGAAAGCTGAAAGCTGTCACCGACCGCCAAGCCATGCGCGGCAGCGAAGGAAAAGACGCGGTCCCCAATCGCGAGGTCGCTGGCGAGGTTCGCAATCTGCGTCATGGCCCCACCCTGCACGGTGACGCACGTTCCATTTGCCGCACCGGGGAAATCCGCAGGATCGGCGTCGCGGAAGTCGAGGACGACATTGCCGCCTTCGAGAATGCCCGGAGGGACGATGAGCGGCTTCGTGACCTTGTAGGTGCCCGAGAGCAGGTTCGCGCGGCCAGTGATGGCCATCTGGGCGAAGGTGGCGATTAGAGCGTCGCTATCGTCGGTGGCGCCGTCGATGGCGGCGTTCATGTCGGTGGTCGAAAGCATCTCCTTCGCTTTCGCCAACATGTCGCGATCAACGGCCCCGGCACCGTCTTGTTTGAAGCCCACCATCTCCCCGCCAGTGGAGGAGGCGAGGGCGGCGGCGTCGACTTTACCCGCCACACTCGCAGCAGTCGCCAACTCGGCAATCTCGTCACCACTGCCCTCCTCATTCAGATAGAGAGTAACCGTTCCCCCCTCGCCGACCCAGAAATATTGCCCGTCGGTCGTGCCGCTCTCACCCGCAGCAAGCGAAGCGAACACGCCTTCGCTCAACCCGGCGGCGAGAATGGCATCGAGCACTTCTTGCGCGGTTTTCCCCGCGGCGATAGCTTGCTGCACATAAGACGCGATGATGTCGGCCCCCGCCGCAACCAGCACATATTCCCTATCGCGTGCGTCGAGAATGGCGAGCGTCATATGGTAGACCCCGGATAAATGATAAACGCGCCCGCCATAGCCACCCGTTTCGGTTCGCCGGTCGGCGTGATGTGCATATCGTAAACAAGCTCAAGCGGCTTCTCTTCGTCCGCAGCAAACGGCAGGCCTTCAATGTCCGCCTCGGGAATAGCGATAGCCACGATGGTTGCCGGAACGGGGCCGATCGTCTGCTTACGGCGCGGGTCATAATAGATATACGCCGGGTCGAACGTCGGCGTGAGTGACGGAGTGAGCAGCGCCGTGCCCGTATCGCCCCAATGCTGGCGTATCTGCATCGCGAACGCCGCGCCGCTCAGGTCCGGGCCGATAATAGCCACGTTATCGTCGAACGGAACGCGCTTGAAAGCGGCAATGTCTAATTGTGCGGCACCCATGACCATCTCCTATAGCGCGCCGCGCGCGGCAATGCTAGACCCCGACGCCCGAGACAGTGCCGCCAAAGCTAATCGTGCGAACAGGGAACGTGCTGTCGCGAGACAGCCACAATTCAAACTCATAGTCGGTCGAAGCGCTTAGCCCGGTGACGCTGCGAGCGGTGTTGATTTGCCCAACTTCACGAACAAAACGCGGGCCGAGGTCTGGGTCGTTAACGTAGGTAATGACCAGCGGCGAAATGTCGTCGATCGCCGCGCCCGCCCAAGTCCACGACCCTCCCGACGCGAGACGGTATTGCCACCGCGCAACCGCCCCATACGAGCCTTCGGGGTCGTCCTTTTCGCCGGTTATGCTTAGCACCCCGGAGAAATCGATTTGACCTGTCGGGCCCGTCGTTACCCTCATGGTCGGCGTAGCGACAATAAGCGTATCATCGGACACGCTGGCGAAATTGGACGTACTGTTGCCCGCGCTGGGAGCCGCCATCGACTGGGTCAGGGTGAGATTTGTAAAGAGGGTCAGGCCTTCACGCACAGACTTGATGCGAATTAGAGCGTACCCCGGCGAAAGCACGATACCCGCGGGTATCGTAACGAGACCGTTGGAGACCGTCACCGCGCCGCCCGTCAGGCCATCGACATAATCGATAGACCACACCGTGCCCGCGTCCGCGGTTACATCCACCGTGCCCGCGAACCTCTGCACGAGAAGCGTTTCCGGCACTTGGTCGGGCGGGTCGAGTTCGCCAGCCGCATTCGCCGTGAAATTGATAGCGGCGCTAGAAGGTTCGTGGCGCGGGAAAGCCGAGGCCCCGTCCACGGCTTGGAGCAGTGGGTCGTTAGTGTAGTTATAGCTGCTCAACCCTGCGGGTTCGACGGGGGGCCGTTCGTCCTCGTCCCACGCATAAATCGCCGCATTCTCTTCGCGCAGGGTTACTTGCACCTGTCCATGCGTGCCGACGCCGATTGACGCGACACGGAACAGCTTGGCCGCAAAACCGAGGGGCGGATGCGTGATCGCCACGATGTCGTATTTCTGCACCCGCCAACCGGTGTGCCCGAGCGTCACCTCAAGCGTTCCGCTATACTGCTGCCGCTGTAGCACTTGCTTGGCGAGGCGTTGCGCTTGGCTCGGCGACTGGACCAACGGCAGGGGTAAATTGTGCGACCGCTCGATACCGTCCACGCTGGCGAGCAGCACCTCGGGATAATCGACCATCTGGTAGAGCGACTCGTTGCGCGCGTCGGTATATTGCCCGCGCACCACATTGAAGCGGTCGGAGATGTCGGCAACCGGCGACCACGTAAGGCCCGAGAGGAAGTCGTCGGGACCGAAGTCCGCAATGGGATCGTCCAGGTCGTTAAGGAGGACGCGGATGGCCAGTTTGCCGTCGCTATCGTCAAGCTCGGCGTTCATCGTCGTTTTAAAGGCATCGATAACGAGGCCCATATCGTCGGCTTCGCTAAAGATGCCATCCGACCGATAGCGCGGCTCGGTGCCGCCAGCCGCGAGCGCAACGGGTTCGTCGCAAGCATTCGCGGCCGCCATGAAGCTCGGCAGGTCTAGCCGCGCAACCGGCATACCCTTGCCGACCGCTAGCTTGTCGTTAATGCGCCAACCGAGCAGATAGGTAAGGAGTTGAAGCGCCGGGTTTCGCGTGAACGCCCACGTAGATTGGTCGTCGACGCGATGCGACCCGCTGCCGCCCGTTACGGTCGAGTCGAGTCTCGGGTCATAGCAAGGGATACCCCTCCCGATCGTGGTGATGCGCTGCGGGATGCTCTGCGCGAACGGCGACTCGGCTTTCTTCGTGTTGCCGGTCCGCTTGAATCGCAAATGCGTATAGGCGAGGCCGGTGAACCGCCGCGTAAGGCCCATGCGGGGGGAGATGTTGATAGCGTTCGCGGCGTTGCCCTCGGTGCGCGTCGCAACGGTCAGATAGCCGACGAACTCGCCTTGCACGCCGCCCGCGCTGGTCCAGGCGAGCTTATCGTCGAACCATATCTCATCGTGCGCGGTGATGCGGTGCGATGCGTTGACGATGAAATAATGCACATATTCGTCATCGGTGCCGGTGTATTCATAATCGCGAAGGTCGGCCGCCATCGCCGTGTCGCCAAAGACGATCTTGCGCGGCGTGCGAGGGTCGATCGAGACGGAGAGGCGACTAAGCGTGGCGTTCGATACGCTCGGGACTTTGGGCTTATTGAGCAGGCTCGACGCGATGGTGAGACCCGCGACGATCGCGGTTGCGGCGACCTGTGACACTCCCAGAAATACCGCCAGCACCGACCCTCCGGCGCCACCCGTCGATATGGTCAGAGCAACCGCAGCCGCAATAGCGACGACCTTGAGAACTTTTTTCAGGAAGCCCATGCGCGCTCACATACCACAGTTGCAACGCGCGTATAGCCCGTCTCGGCGAGGAACAATCCGTAAGTGCCTTTGCATATTCCGAGGCACCCTTCTTTGAGCAGCACATCGCCGCGCCGCGCGAACCCGACGGGACGCGGCTCCATAAGCGAGTCCATCAACTCGGCGAGGCTGTCGAAGCCGAGCCGCTTGATATAGCGCGCCGCGCCGATGCGCCCCGTATAGGTGCGCGGAGGCATATGCGAGGTGTCCACACCGGCGCGCTCTGTAACGAAAGCGAAGCAATCCCACGGTCCCCATTCGAACGGACGGTCAATAAGGTTTGACAAATTGGTCCCCTCTCATCCGGCCGCCACCACTCGGATTGGACACCCCCGCGCCTATGCTGGGGTCCGCGCCCACGCCGTTCGCAATGGCGATAGCCGCGCGCGCGGACAAGTCGCCCGCGTCGAACGATTCTTGGTCGAGGTAGGTGCGGAAGGACGGCGCGCTATGGGCGCTGATATAGCCCTCGATTTGAATCGTGATGGTCTGCTCGTCGGGCTCGCTACCCACATACCCCGTGACCATATAGCCGGTGTAATAGGGCTGAATGCCCCCAACCTGCGCCCCCGACATATCACGAATGATGCGCCATAGCCGAGCGACCCGCCCCTGATAAATTGCCGGGCTGTTGATCGCAGCTAACATGTCAGCGTCGAGCGATGCGATGCCTGATATGACCACCGTTACGGTATCGGTGCCACTCTCGCTGCTCGACACGTCGCTAACCTCGATCATCTGGCTATTTATGCCGTCGAACGTGTGGCCGTCGAGGTCGGGGTCGCCGGAGCCGCTAAAGCTGAGCGTTTGGCCCGCCGTGCAACCGCGCAACGGTTCGTCGGCAAAGTCGAGATAAACCAGCCAAATCGGGAGCACATCGCCATCGAGCGCGGCAGAGGCGGCGGGATCGGGGCGACTCATGGCCCGCTATCCTCAGCTAGCGACAGCGACACGCCCGATACACCGTTGCTATAGTTGAGCGCGCTAACCGTGTCGGTCGACGAGACGGGCACGAACGGGTTGGCCGTTTCCACCGGGGTGTCGGTTGCTGGTATCTGGCCAAGCGCCGGAACGAACGACGCCGTAGCGATGCCGCCGCCATCGGTTCGCATGTCTGCGGTCAGCATAACGGTGCGCGGCCGACCGATCGGAACGGGTATCGTCATAAATTGCCCTGCGAATAGGATCGTGGTGTTCGGCGTCATGCCCTTCAGCGGTTGGGTGTAGCCGCCCGTTCCGCCCGCTGCGACGAGCGGCATTGGGCCGATGTGGCGCTGGCAGGGGAGGCGCAGCTTGAACCAATTAAGCACGCCTTGCAACCCGAAATAGAAGGACCGCCATGCGCGCTCGTCGGCCTCGGTGGCAATCTCGGGTATTTCCGCCGACGCTTGCCATGTCTCCGCGCCGGGGAGGCCAGTCTTTCGAACGCGGCGCGTCCACGCGGATTGATTGCGTTGCGCGGGCGTGTCGAAGCCGAGCGACGTGATGATGAGGCCATCGGGGGCGATTATTTCGCTCATGTGCGCGGTCGTCCTGCTCGGCGAGTCGTTTCGATTGTTGCGGCGCGCACCAGACCCGGCGCAGCGGCTTGCACCGTGCGAACCGATACGTTGCCGGAGATGCCCTCGACGATCGGCACGAACATCTCTCCCGGCGCGACGGCGAGTTGAACGATGGTTGGGCCGCTGGAGCCGGAGGATGCGGGGCGGGCGGCTTGCGCTTGAGTCATGGCGCTCAACGGAATAACCTGCCCGTCGGTTGCCGGACGGAAGAATTCACGTTGACCTTCATTCACGCGGTAGAGTTGACCCGCGTTGGCGCGGCCGCCGCCCGCGCGGCCGAACGGGTTCTTCTTGCCGTAGATGATATTGTCGATCTTGCTACTCTCGCCAGCGACAATATTTGAAGTGCTGCCGACAGCGCCCACACCGGCGAACAGCGCATTAGCCAGCGGCCCGATGATGGCGCGCTGAACGGCGATGCGAATCAAGTCGGCGATAATCTGGTTCGCCACGCTCTTGAACACATCGCCGAGGCTGCGCGTCTGCATAATCACATCGGTAATGCCATCGCCTAGAGCGTCGAGTCCCTTCGCCTGGATTGACTGAATATCTTCGGTCACTTGCGCGGCTGTGCGGTTCGACTCGCGTGCGAGGCGCTCCAGGGGATTTTCGGTGTCGCGGATTGCGCGGTCCCGAGCGTTGGCGGTCCGCCCATCCAGTGCAGCAAGCAGCGCCTCCGCTTCTTGGCGACGGAGCGAACCGATCTTTTCGACCGCAATGATGCCTTCGAGCTTTGCACGCTGTTCGCGCGCGTCAAGTTCGATCATCTGAAGGGCAATGTCGCGACGCTCAGAGTTCGTATCGGCCATATCGTAGGCGAATTGCAGCTCGTCACGCTTGATATCGGCTTGCGTCTGCGATAGGCTCGCGCGTTCCTCTTCGGCCTTGCGCGCCGCTTCGGCCGCGATAGCGGCGCCATAGAGAGACTGCTTTGCGTCGACAACGATATTGCCTTGTTCATCGAGAACCGCAGCCGTGCCGTAAAGCGAGTTGACAATCTCCAATTGCGCTTTTGCTTGGTCGATCGTCAATTCTTTGCGGCGGACGCCTTCGGCAATCTCGGCTTCACGCTGTTGCCGCTCCAAAAGGAGGGCTTCCCGCTGAAGGTCGGCCCGGTCCTCGGTCGTGGCGGCTAACTGCTCCTTGGCGCGAATTTCCTCCAACTGAAGCGAACGCAACTCTTGCTCTTCGCGATAAGCGCGCTGAGCGGCCTGTTCCGCTAAGTCGGGCCCCTTGCGGCCTTTGGGGGTCTTTTTCGGTTTGCCCGCTGCGGCAGCCGAGGCCGCGGCATTCTCGGGCGCGGCATAGTTGGGCGTGTTTTTGATGAGTTCCGCGGACTCTTTATTGGCTTTGAGAATTTCCTTCGCCAGCGTGTAACGTGCGCGGTCATCCTGAATGGCGGCTTTCTGTGCGGCGGTCAAATCCTGGTAACCGCTTACATCTTGTCCAAAGAATGCGTTACCCGCCCGGTTGCGACGTGCCGCCGCATCGGTGGCGCGAATGCGGGGGCCGAGGGCCGCCATTGTTCCTTGCGCTTCCGCATTTTGGACCGCGATACGAGCGAGTGCGAGATTCTTCGCGCTGTTGGCCGCCGCCGTCATAGCGTCTACGGACTTCCACAAGACGCTATTCAACGCCGAGAAGGAGCCAGTTGCGCCGTCGGCATTGTCGCCCATTCGCTTGATG